TAGCCATACGCGGGCGTCGCGGCTGTTGCCGGTTCCGAGCGCCGTGCTGGATCCGAGGATATACGTGAAATATACCCGGATCAGCGTTGCGCTGATCGACTCCCACTCGACCTTCATGTTGGTCGTCGACGACGAGTTCGACCGATATTGCCCGATCAGAGTCTTCGCCATGTTGCTCCCCCGTTCCTTGCCTAGAAGACGAAGTCGACGCCCTCGTTGGCCGCGTCGTCACGGACCTCGGCCCGCAGGTCGTCGCCCCATTGGAATGCCTCGGTCGTCCGAGCCGTCCCGTCGACCTTGACGTTGACCTTGTCGCCGCCGGACCGCTTGAACTCGTAGTCGTCCACCTCGTCCCTCTGGTCGCTGGTGAACTTGAGCGTGTTGTCCGCGATGTCGAGCGTGTGCTCGCCGACCCGGAAGACCTCGGAGTCCAGACCGAACGAGATCCGGTCGGACTTCGACCGCAGCGTGCCCGCCGTGATCATGTCCGCCGTGATCTCCGAGGTGTCGAGCTTGTCGACCGTGATCGAGCCCGCGGCGATCCGGTTCGCGTCGAGCGTGCCCGTCGTGATGCGGTCGGCGTTGATGATGTCCGCCTCGATCTGCGTGATCGCCTCGCTCTGCTCGATGATCTGCTTCTCGATGCCCGGCTTCGTGGCGCCGGTCGTGAGCCGAACGTGCCGGCCCAGGAGCGCGTCGTATGCGATGCCGACGATCCGGATTGACTGCGAGATCCCGAGCGGGTCGTGCTGCACGAGCACCGTGTCCCCGAGCTCGAGCGCCATCAGCTGCGCGAGCCCGGCGTACTCCGCCGACTGCCCCCAGTCCACGAAGGATACGGCCATCGACAGTAGCGGCGTGTCGACGCCATTCGAGTAGAGCGTCGCGCACCGGGACCGCATCTCGGCCAGCGCGTCGGCCTCCGTGGGATACTCGCCGGATCCCGCCTTGACGTCCTTGCAGTCGACCAGACGGACCCGCGGGTGCGCGTAGTCGTTGACGTAGGGCGAGTCGATGTAGACCTCCGGCAGCTCGAGGACGGTGTCATTCGCCTTCAGGCCGACGGGATAGAGCCGCGTCGCCACGCCGGAGATGTCCGCCGTGACGTTGAGCCCCGTCAGGTTCTTGCGGTAGGCGATCCGGGCGCCGTTGTCCGCGCCGAGCCGGTCCTTGAGCCGGACGACGAAGCCGTCGCGCTCGATCTCGCCGCCCCAGCGGTTGACCATCGACTGGTCGATGCTCCCCATGAAGGCCTGCACCGGGTTGCAGCGGATGAAGTAGGACGTCTCCGTATTCGGCAGCGTGCTCTCGAAGGTGAACGGCGTCGCGTACAGACACCCCGCCAGGATGGCGTCGCCCGCGTCGTTGGCGGAGGCGTTCGTCGGACGGGTGTCCGGGATGAAGTTGTCGAGCAGGTCGTAGAAGATATGCCGGGCGTAGACCTTGAGGTCGCCCATCGCGTCCGTCTCGACCCGGTAGATGCGGAACGGCTGCGTCCCACGGTGGCACGGCACGGTGAGAATGTTCTCCTCGACGAGCCGGAGGTGCTTGCCGTCCGCGTCTCGCGGATGCACGAGCTCCAGCTCGAAGATCCCGTTCACCTCTTCCTTGACGATGCACGAAGAGGGCGCGACGGCACCGAGGCCGAGCGTCGTGAATGCCGTCTCGCTTGGCCCGTATGCCAGGATCATCTCAGTACCACCTCCAGTTACCCGTGATCTCGACCTTCGTGACGCCCGTCCCGATGGTCACGGCGGACGTGCCGACCGGAATCGTCGGGAAGCCTCCGCTGACCTTGCTGTTCCGCGAGCTCGCGCCGTAGTAGCACTCCTGCGCCTCGCAGTCGATGACGACGTGGTCCTCGCCGACCGTCGCCACGACGTCGATCGTCGTGCCTCCGATGGTGACGCTCCCCTCGCCGTAGACCTTGATCAGCGGCAGAGAAGCCGCCGTGCCGAGGTTCTCGATCGTGCCGGTGCTCGTGAGCTCCTCGACGTCAGGCGATGCCTCGTAGAGGTACGGCTGGCATCGGAACGTGACCAGGAACTCCTTGACGCCCGGAACGACCCGCTCCGGCTCGATCTTGCTCGCGACCCGCGCCTTGTAGCGCCTGGTCTGCCACTCGCTGGAGATCAGGTCGCCCGCACCGCGCAGCCACGCGAAGATCGCGTCGCGCTTCGTGTAGTCGAGCATGGTGCATTCGACCCTCACGTCCAGGCCCTCGTTCCCGCCATCGACGAGCGTGAAGTGGCCGTCCCGACCGGGGACGACCACCTCGGATATGCGCTCCTCCGGCGAGGAGAGGCGCGGCAGTAGCCGGACGACGACGTCGTAGTCCGCCGACGAGACGCCCTTGAACTTGATCCACGGAAGTCCCATCCGTCAGCCTCCTCCCGCGTATGCCTTGCGGAGCCGGTAGAACTCCAGCTCCTCGGCGAACTGCTGGACATCCTGCTCCCGCGAATTGATGAACGTGCCGATGTTGATGGTGAGCCCCGCGCTGGCGCCGGTGTACTGCTTGTTCTCGGCGGCCGTCAGCACGCGCTCGCCCTTGTGCAGGAGCGCCGGGTAGTCGTCCGCCGGCACGTAGTCCATGCCGACCTTCAGCCGCGGGATGGTCGGGAGGTTGAATCCCTTCCCGCCCACGACCGGGACCCAGTCCGGGATGTCGATCTTGTTGATGCCTGCGATGAACTTGTTCAGCCCGTCGATGATGAGGTTGATCGGGAACTTGACCGCCGCGACCAGGCCGTCCATGATGCCCTTGAACATCGACTTGACGCCCTCCCACGCCTTGCCCCAGTTGCCCGAGAAGACGCCGGAGATGAAGTCGATCAGCCCGCCGAGGTAGGTCCGGAAGGCGTCGATGACGGGTCGGAGCCCCTCGAACGCGCCCTTGAACGCCCCGCCGAGCGCCTTCGCGACCTGCTCCACCGCCCACTGGAGCGGCGGCAGGATCGTCTTGATGATGGTCGTGATCAGCGCCACGATAGGCGGCAGGATCAGGTCCAGGAGCTCCACGAGCGGGTCGATGATGAGCATCAGCAGGTCGATCAGCGGCTGCAGGAGTCGCAGGATCGGAGCGAGCAGAGGCAGGAGCGGCTCGATGAGCTTGAGCAGGAGCGGGAGCAGCGCCTTCACGATCTGCATGAAGGGCGGCAGGAACATGTCGATCAGCTGGATGATGACCGGCAGGAGCGCCGTGATCGCCGTCTGGATGAACGGCATGAGCTGCGCGATGATGTCCATCAGGAACGGCAGCAGCGTGTTCACGAGGTCCATGACCGGCGGCAGGAGCACCTCCATGAGCTGCACGACGATCGGGATCACCTTCTCAATGAGCCCCTGGATCATCGGCAGATTCTGCACGAAGAGGTCCAGCAGCTTCTCGAGCGACGGCATCGCGGTCGACAGGACCGACCCGGCCATGCTCACGAGCGACTGTTTCAGCCCGTCGACCCGGTCCCCGAAGTTGTCCATGCCGGCGACGCCCTCGTTGGACATGACCGCGCCGGTGTCCTTCGCCTGCTGCGCGAGATCCGCGAGGCCATCCGATCCCGCCTTGATGAGCGGATTCAGCTCCATCGCGCTCTTGCCGAAGATCTGCATCGCCAGGGCGTCGCGCTCGGTCTCGTTCGCCACGCCGGCGAGTTTGTCCATCGCCTCGGCCATGACCTCTTTCGCGTCCCTGAGGTTGCCGCTGGAGTCACTCACGGAGATCCCGAGCGCCTCGAACGCCTTGGCCTGTGCGCTGATATCCGGCAGACCCTTCTGGAAGGCGTCCAGAATGTCCTCGGCCTTGATCTTGCCATCCTTGAGCTGACGCGCGAGCTCCTTCTGCTTGGCGATGGGGAGGTCCGTGGTCTTTGCGAGCTGCTTCAGGATGTCGTCATAGCTCGCGTGCTTGTCGACTAGGTCCTGCACGGCCGCCGCGCTGTCGACGGAGTATTGGAACTGCTTTTCGTAGCTGGTAATCGCGGCGTCCATCGCCTTCGTCAGCTTGGCCTGCGCCCCCGTCATGGTCTCCAGGTCGACGCCGAGCGCCTTGCCCTGGTACTGCATGATCTGGATCTGCTCGGCCGAGAAGCCGGTGACGTCTGCGAGCCGCTGGATCTCGTCTGCGGCGTTGAACGCCTCGCGCCCCAGCACGGCCGCACCCGACACGGCCGCCGCGCCCATCGCGAGGGCGGCGGTGCCGATTGCCTTGCCGACGGCTCCCGCCGCCTTTCCGATGCCGGTGAAGGCGCCGCCGAGCTTCCCCTCGGCTTCCTTGCCCTTGTTGGTGGTCTCGTCGATCCCGGCGTTCGCCTTCTCGTTGTCGACGTAGATCTCACCGAACAGCTGGAATATCGACGCCATCCTGTGCCTCCTTGTCCCGTTTCACGATTGCCTCGATCTCGGCCAGCGTATCCTCGCTCGGGCGGCTTCCCGCGCCATCCGTGAACAGCGAGCGGTAGACCTCCTCGAAGTCAGGAGTCTTTTCGCCGGTGAGCTTGTCCGCGACCAGACGAGCGAGCCAGATCGGCTTCAGCTCGTCGCGCAGATCCTGCTCGATCGCCTTGCGCAGCATCTTGGCCAGGCTCGCCGGCGGGAACTCCATGACCAGGGACCCGTAGTGCTTGTTCAGCAGCATCCAGGTCCGGGCCGTGCCTATTGCGAGGCTGAGCCGAAAAAATCATTCACGCCGCCGTCCGAGAGCAGCTCCTTGATGACCTCGATGACGTCCATCCTGGAGGCTTCCTCGGCCGTGCAGCCCTTGTATTCCGCGATCAGTTCCAGCACCTGCGTCTCCGCCTTGTGCAGGCGGCGGACGAGCAGGGAGATGAGCTTGAGGCCCATCTCCCGCTGCGTCTTGCTCTCGATCTGCTGGAGATCGATGTCCATCGCGTCCACCGCGGCGGACAGCTTGATCAGTACTCTCGTTTCCATTGGCTCCTCCTCCTCCGGTTACGGTCAGGTCAGCGTGTCGAGCGCGAGCACGGCCGCCTCGAGGGCGTCTTCCGCGGCATCGACTTCGGTCTGCAGCGCGTGCGCGTTCGCGTACACGAGCCCCGCCAGGTAGCGCGCCACGGCGACGTCGCCCCAGCTGGCCGAGGTGTAGTCGGCAGGCGTGAGCAGGTCCGTGCTGTCCATGTCGCTCTTGAGCGCGGTCTTCGAGACCGGCGTCGCGGCGACGATGCTCGTGACGTCCGCGATCTCGTAGAGCTTCGCGGTGTCATCGGTCGGGTCGAAGTGCGCGAAGACCTCGAGGGCGATCTCGCCGTCGGCCTTCGGCTTGGCGGCCAGTGTGAACGGCCCCTCGTGCATCGCGCTGAAGAGCACGATCTTCTTGTAGTAGCCGTCGGCCGTCTTCGCGAACATGGTGATGTTCGTGAGGTACTTCGCCGCCGGGATCAGGCCGATCGTGCCGTTCTTCAGGTTGCTGCCGTCGACGACGCAGTCCGGCAGCGCCAGCTTGAGCGACGCCTGCGAGACGTTGATGAGCGTGACCTTCAGCGATGCGACGATCTCGTCGACCACCTGCAGGCCCTTGCTCTTGCCGCGCCGCCCGTCGTACTCGATGTCGCGGATGGTCGGCGTCACGGTGAACTCACCGCCGCCGCGCGTCGGGCCGAGCTTGATCTCCTCGCCCGCGACGCCGTAGTTGACGTAGACCAGCCCCGCGTCCAGCTGGATCTTCTCGATCTGGGTCGAAGTGATAGGCATCTCGATACCTCCTCAGGTCTCGTTGTAGATCCGCGCCTGGAATACCTGCTGGCGGTGGATCAGTTCGATCTCCGGTTCTACCGGCACCGCGGCCTGCGCCTCGAAGTACAGGATCGCCCGGAACTTTCCGACGGAATGGAGGATCTGCTTGTCCATTCCGCTCCTCAGTGTGTTGCATTGGTCTTCCAGCGCCACCGCGTTCCCCGCTTCGTCGTTGTGCCAATGGTCCACCTCGATCGCGGCCGTGACCGTCGACTCGTCGGTGTCCGTGAAGCGCACGGAGACGACCGCATACGGCATCGCGCCGTCGGCAGGCCCCTCCTCGTAGTACGATGCGGGCAGAACGGTCTGCGCCTTCGTCATGAGCGCCGTGATGAACGCCTTTGCGTCAGGCATCGTCGATCTCCTCCTCCCCGCTGTAGCCCCGGATCTCGTCGAGCTTCTTGTTGAGCTCCTTGAGCTGCTCCTTCAGGACGATCGTGATCTCCCCGATGCCGTTCTTCACGGTGTCGCGGAGGATGTGGTACGGCTTGGCGCCCCGGTGGGAGACGACCCGGCCGTAGAATCGGCTGCCATCGGAGAGCACCTTCCGCCCCGTCACCGCCCGCACCTTGCCACGGGAGGACTTGACGCCCGCCGTGATGGTGTGCGGCTTCGTCCCGTCCTCGAGGAGCGCGACGTAGTTGGTCGGGAGGTTGATGCCCTTCTTCTTCCTTGCGTAGGTCCTGGAGTAGTAGCCGATCTCCAGGTGCGGCTGTCCCTTGAAGATGCGCGTCCTCTGCCCGATCAGCTTGGACGCCTTGCCGCTGCGCTTCGGCGTGCCGGCCTTGAGCTTCTTCATGACGACTTTGCCCCCCTTGCGGAGGGCGGCCTTCGTCATGTTCCGGAGTTCCTTGATGACTTCCTCGTGGGTGTCGTAGAACTTGATGTACGCGGGTCTACCCACGGCCGACCGCCTCCCCTACCAGCACGAGGAAGCCCTTCTCGGCCTTCGACGTGCGGATGATCCGGTAGCGCTGGTCGTCGTATTGCATGGCCGCCTGCCCAGAGTATTCCCCCGCGCGCACCTTGAGCTTGACGTTCGGCGAGAAGCCCGCCGCCTGCGCCTGGTAGTTCTCGATTACGCCGATTGCGTCCTCCATGCACGGAATCTGTGCGCCCGTCGTCTCGGTCTGCTGAGGCCTGCCGAGCGCGTCCTTCGTCTCCGTCACGGAGATGAGCTGGACCACGTCGCGGAACCTCATGCGATGACCTCCTCGACGTAGTCCGCCGACTGGTGGGACGCCTTGAGCGACATCGCGGAGATCTGCGACCGGAAGCTGTCCTCCAGCCGCGTCGCCTCTGCCTCACTCTCGGAGAAGTTCGCCATGACGTACGTCCGCACGGCGCGCTGCACCAGCGCGTCCGCCTCGTCCGCCGCCTTCGTCCCGTCGACTCCCACGCGCGACATCTCCGCCCTGGCTTCTTCCACCAGAGCGGAGACCTGCGCGTCGTAGAGGCTGGCGGTCAGACCGGCGGCCGCCTTCATGGTCTCGATGTATGCCAGTCCGACCGCCATGTGCTACCTCCTCAGATGAATGCGAAGAGCTTCAGCGTCTTCGCGCCGTCAAGGTTCCCCGTCGGGTCGTAGACGTTCTTCTCGAGCTCGTCCGCGTCCGCCGTGAAGGTCCCAGCCGTCTGCAAAGCGCCGTTGAAGATCTCGAAGAACACCGGCACGCTGGCGAACATCATCGGGAGCCCGATGACTTCGTTCCAGCCGATGTCGAACGCCGGGGTCCCGTCGGCCTGTGCCGAGAAGACGATCCGGTCGACGCTCGCGAATGCCTTCGCGGTCGTCAAAGCCGTGCCGAGGTTCGCGGTGAACGTCAGCACGTCCGAGATGGCCTTGCCGGCCTTGTTCTTGCCGTAGAAGGTGATCGTGGCGTCCGCCGTGACCTCGCTCGCGTCGGCCGCCTTGACGATGGCCGTGAGCTGCCGCGCCTGCGGCGGCTGCGCGAGGAAGGTCGTCGCGGTCGTCACCAGCGTCGCGGAGGTCTCATGCTCCACGAGGATGCCGTTCGCATCCAGATCCGCCGCCTGCGCGGCGGAGAGGTCGAGAAGCAGACCGAGCTTGTATTCCTCGATCTGCTCCCCGTATACATCGGTGGTCAATTCACCGGGATATCTTCCCATGTCGTCACCCCTCACTCAGCTTAGGACTGGATGCCGGAGGCGATCTTCACGATGCAGCCAGCGGCGGCGGGTTCGCAGTCGTAGACGCCCCAGCCGAGGATGTCCCAGGCGTTGTAGGCCAGGTTGCGCTGCTTCTCGACCTTGACGTCGGAAGACAGGTTGCCGACCATGCCGCGCTTGAGGGAGCCGAAGAAGATGACGTTCGCCGCGACCTTGTCCGAGAAGACGACCGGGTAGCCGCGCAGGAAGAACGTGTTGCCTTCCTTCGTGATGACCGGCCAGTTGTTCGTGTCGGTCAGGCTCGAGACGTTCTTGAAGAAGGTCTTCTTGGACATGAGGAACTTGCTCTCGCGGTCGTACGCGGCGGGCACGTTGCCGATGGCCGTGTCGATGTCGGCAAGGGCGAGGGCGGAGCCGGAGCTGCCGGTCCACGCGACGCCGGTCCCGTCGGAGACGTCCCACGTGGTGACGTAGTAGTCGATGCCCTTCGGAGCGCTCGAGCCGTTGCCGTTGACGGTCATGTCCTCGATCTTGTAGGCGATGGCCTCGGCCAGCTTGCGGGTCAGCCAGTCCTCGAACGCCGGGACGGCCATCTGCGCGAGGTCCGCGCCGATGCGGATGAAGGCGTTCATGTTGTAGCCGCCGAGCGCCACCTGGCGCAGGGTCGCGGTCGACTCGGTCACGGCGCCGCCGGTGGCTTCCTGCGTCGCGGCGGGCGACACGGTCTCGACCGGCACGTTGATGTTGCCGGCGAGGCGGAAGAGCTCGATCTCGCTGAGCAGCGGGACCATGTCGACCATGATGTCGACGATCTTGTTGACGGTGCCCTCGGGCATCGCCGCGGATGCGGTCAGCGCGCGCTTCTCGGCTTCGTCCAGTTCCTTGCCCTGGAAGTTCTTCAGCCACGCGTTGCGGTATTCGGGAGAAGCGTTGGTGATCTCGTTCATGGCTCTCGTCTCCTTGACGGCATCAACCGTCTCGCCGCCGCCCCTCAGGAGCTCGGCCTTGATGTCTTCGGACTTCTTGCGGTCTTCGTGCAGCTTCGCGCGCTCGTCGCGCAGGCTGCGGATCTCCGTCTCCAGCGCGTCGAGGTCAGCGCCGTCGGTCTCGACCTCCGTCGAGATTGCGGTCATGCGCTGCTCGATCTCGCCGAGCCGCTGCTTGATCTGGTCACCCTTCATGTCGTGCCTCCTCGCTGGCCATCGCCAGCAGTCTGATGACTCGCTTCCGACGCTCGCGCCCAGCGGTCTCCACCGCCTCCTTCTCAGCCTCCGCCTCGAAGAATCCACGGGCCGAAACGCTCGTCTGCTCGTATGCCGGGAAAGTGACGACCGACACGTCGTACAGGCGGTCGATCTTCGTGATGTTGCGGGTCCGGGTCGCCCTGTCGTAGGACGCCTCGCGGACCGTGAACGCGAACGACATCCGGTCGAAGACGCCGTTCTTGACGTCCTCGTGCAGAGCAGGACCGACCGAGCTCTTGGAGATGTCCGCCCAGACGTACAGCCCGTCGCTCTGGATGTCGA